ACAGGTACTGGATAAGCACGGCATCAAAGAAGACATGGAATACAACACACTGTTTCGTTTCATGTTTGGTGACCTAACTGAATCTATCCTCATGGCAGTTATGCAAGAGGCTGGGGTCGAGATCGTGGACTATCAGCGGCAGGTCGAGTTGGAGATCGGCGGGGAGAAATTGAAGGGAACCCTCGACGTAATCTTGCGAGATGAAACAGGCCAAGATAAGGTCTGGGATATCAAGTCTGCAAGTGACTGGGCATTCAACTACAAGTTTACTGGGATGGGTGGCTATGACAAGCTAAAGGAAGAAGGCCCATTTGGTTACTTGATGCAGGGGTTCTTGTATAGTGAGGCTGTCGGTTTGCCATTCGGTGGATGGATAGTTGTCAACAAGTCAAATGGTATGGTTGCCGTAGTCGACGTGCCAGACTGGTCACAAGAAGACAAGGCAGACTATCTCAGGGATGCTGCGGAACGAATCAAGTTCCTTAACAACCCAGATGTGAAGCCGTTCAAGCCGTACAAACCAATTCCAGAAACCTACAAGAACAAAGGTGAGTTGGTTTCGACAGGCAACAAGTTGCTTCCACGTGAATGCAATCTGTGTGGATATAGGTACCATTGTTGGCCTAACGCTATCTTGCACAGTCGCGTAACGTCACGAGCAAAGTCGCCACCACAGGTTTGGTATTCGACTCTAAAGAAAAAGGAACTGTGATGCCGTACCTGTTTGTAAAGAACTATGAAGTAGATTTGATGCACATGAACAAAAGCCTGTATCATATCTACATCGAGTCGACAAAGAAGAGCGGGGGAGAAAGGCGGGTCTGTCAGATGCGTATACATCAGAACGGCCTGCCTCTCACTCTTGTCGATAACTACAGCAAAGACGGATCGCTCCACGCAGATACTGAGGTGCGAGACATAAAGACTGTAGAAGAAGAATTACAAAAGATAAGTAGAACATCTCACGCGGGAGCGTATGTATGTGTGCCGATGCACCCTTTAACAACAGAACTTACAAATATAGAAAGACTATCCCCCAAACTGGCAGGGTATCTGATAAAAAGATTTCAATCGATTGGACTAGAGTTTTGAAAAAATCACGATATAGGTCGCAGTTCGAGTTGAATCTTGCTCGAACGTTGACAGAAAACGAAGTACCATTCCGGTACGAAGAAACAAAATTCCAATATATACCCGAACCACGCAACTATACTCCAGACTTCTATCTAGAAAAGTCAGACATCTACGTTGAAGCAAAGGGTCACTTGACAAAGGACGACAGAGTTAAGATGCTGCTTGTCAAGAAACAACACCCCAATCTAGATATTCGTTTTGTATTTCTGAGGGCATCGAATAAGATTTACAAGGGTAGCAAAACAACGTACGCTTCTTGGTGTGAACGACATAATTTTATCTGGGCTGAAGGCTCGATCCCAACAGATTGGTATGAAAAAAATGGCAGATGATAACGACATCCAACAGAATATGGAAGCCCTGTCTCTTTTACCGGACAGGTACTACATCATTCTTCGTTCTACCGGAGACAATGAGTTCACTCTGTCGGCGTATGACACCACAAGCAAGAAGTACGAAGAAGATGAAGACTTCGATTCGGCTATGATTATCCAAGAGGGTGCACTCGATATGATCCGTATGCACACTGACGAAGTTTACGACAGGGGTGTCGCTGCGATACAGTTTAGGCTGGTAGGTCAGGAGATGATTGAAGAGGCAGAGATCACTGACCCCAAAGCCATCAAAGCAGTTGAAGGCAACGTAGTTAAAGTAGATTTTGGAACGAAGCAATGAAACTAGATGAATACCAAATGAGAGCGGAAGACACCGCGATATACCCCAACGAATACGCTATTGTGTACCCTGCGCTGGGTTTAGCTGGGGAAGCCGGTGAGGTAGCGGACAAAGTAAAGAAGATTATCCGCGACGGAAAGCCTGAACTTTTTTACAAAGATGATATTGCAAAGGAACTAGGAGACGTGTTATGGTACGTTGCAATTCTTGCAAGAGACTTAGGATACAGCTTAGAAGAGGTCGCGCAGCGCAACTTGGACAAGCTAGAGGATCGCAAGAACCGCGATATGTTGCAGGGCAGCGGAGACAATCGGTGAGACACGAAGAATACATGAGGAAGCAAATGCAAAATGCACAGATGAATGCTTGGAAGAACTGGGCAAACTCTACGCCTAGCCAAGAGGATGAGAACGAACAGGCTGGTAAAGAAGCGTACGGGGGAGTAGATCTTGTCAATAATCCGCCACACTATAATCAAGCAGGTATTGAGTGCATCGACGCAATCGAGGCGGCGTTGTCTCCAGAAGAATTACGAGGATACTACAAAGGTAACATCCTCAAGTACACATGGCGAGAAAGATACAAAAACGGAGACCAAGACCTTTCCAAAGCCAGATGGTACACAGACAGACTATTAACAATTAAAAACCGACACGAAGAGGAATAAGAACATGAACAACATGTTGCCTACACCATACCAACAATTCATTCACAAGTCGCGCTATGCACGTTGGATCGAAGACGAGCAGCGCAGGGAGAACTGGGATGAGACTGTATCCCGATATATTTCTTTTATGGATTCTTATGTGCACGACAAGCACGGCTATAAGCTGGACAGTTCACTGAGAAACGAACTCGAAGAGGCTATCCTCAATTTGCGTATCATGCCTTCTATGAGAGCAATGATGACTGCTGGTCAAGCCCTAGACCGTGACGCAGTGTGTGGCTACAATTGTAGCTACATTCCTGTAGATAGCCCTCGTGCGTTCGATGAATGTATGTATATTTTGATGTGTGGTACAGGCGTTGGTTTCTCTGTAGAGCGAGAAAATGTCGACAAGCTACCTGTCGTATCTGACAACTTTAACACGTCCGATACTGTCATTAAAGTGGGCGATAGCAAGCCGGGATGGGCAAAAGCTTTACGCGAGTTGATTGCGCTGCTCTATGCAGGACAGATTCCTTCGTGGGATGTATCCGGTGTTCGGGCTGCAGGGGAACGCCTGAAGGTTATGGGTGGTCGTGCAAGCGGACCACAACCCCTTGTCGATCTGTTTAACTTTACTGTTGAAATCTTCAAGAAGGCACGTGGTCGTCGGTTGTTTCCAATTGAGTGCCATGATCTCATGTGTAAGATCGGTGAGATTGTAGTTGTAGGTGGTGTACGCCGTTCTGCCCTGATTAGCCTATCTAACTTGAACGATGATCAGATGGCACACGCCAAGTCTGGTATGTGGTGGGAGTCTGAGCCGCAACGTGCGCTGGCAAACAACTCAGTTGCCTACAAGACAAAGCCTGAGATGGGTACGTTCCTGCGTGAGTGGCTTGCCCTGTACGATAGCAAGTCTGGTGAGCGTGGCATGTTCAACCGTGAAGCAGCCGACAAACACGTTGCTCGTAACGGTCGTCGTGAGACAGGTCACATGTGGGGAACAAACCCATGCTCTGAAATCATCTTGCGTGGTTACCAGTTCTGTAATCTGTCTGAGGTAGTTGTTCGTGAAACCGACTCCCTTCAAGACCTCAAAGATAAGGTACGCTTGGCAACAGTCTTGGGAACCCTGCAGTCTACTCTGACAGACTTCAAGTACCTTCGTAACATCTGGAAGAAGAACACGGAAGATGAGCGTTTGTTGGGTGTGTCCCTGACAGGCATCATGGATCATCCGCTTCTTTCAAAGAACATGGATAGCAAGCGTTGGCTAGAAGAGATGCGGGAAACCGCTGTCGAAACAAACCGACGCATTGCAGAGGAGATTGGTATCCCTGTCAGCGCAGCAATCACCTGTGTCAAGCCGTCAGGAACCGTATCGCAGTTGGTAGATGCAGCGAGTGGCATCCACGCACTACACAACGACTACTACATCCGTACTGTTCGTGGTGACAACAAAGACCCCCTGACGCAGTTTCTGATCGAAACCGGCGTACACAACGAGCGTGATATGATGAAGCCAGACTCTACGACTGTATTCTCGTTCCCGATGAAGTCGCCTGACGGTGCAGTTACGCGGACTCAGATGACAGCTATCGAGCAGCTAGAATTGTGGAAGACCTATGCCTTACATTGGTGTGAGCACAAGCCATCTGTTACCATCACGGTAAAGGAACACGAATGGATGGAAGTCGGTGCGTGGGTATACGAAAACTTTGACGTTGCGTCTGGTGTCTCGTTCCTTCCTCACAGTGACCACACCTATCAACAGGCTCCGTATCAGGACATCGATGTGGATGAGTATAACGAGTGGATGCAGACCTATAAAGATGTCAAGATCGATTGGGAAAAGCTGACTGACTTCGAGAAAGAAGACAACACCAGTGGATCACGTGAGTTGGCTTGTACTGCGGGTGTCTGTGAAGTAGTGGACTTGAACGCAGCATGAGTAAGTTGGTTTGGAAGCGAGGTGACGGTTGGGTTCAATACAACCCACCTCGCAGCCATCCCAGCTACAAGGAATGGCAAAAGCTGAAAGAGAAAGATGCAGAAAAGGTTCGATCCTAATCCCTATACAGGGAAACCAATGTATTACAAAGATAACCCTGACGCTGTAAAGCGTCGGGACTCCTTGCGTATGTATGTTAATGGCAAAGAGATTTCAAAAAAAAGCCCATTATACAAGCCGGGAAAGTATAAATCTCTCGATGACGCATGGTCACACACAGAAATTAACGAGAGGTCTGTTGCAGGAGAAATATACTTGATAGTCAATCCTGCGTGGCCTGAGTGGGTAAAGGTAGGCAAAGCAGCTATCGCAACCGACAGGTTGAGTAACTATCAGACATCTTCACCGATGCGAGATTATGCTTTACTTACGTCGATATCTGTGGATAATATGCACGAAGAGGAACGTCGGTTTTTGCAGTTGTTTTCGAAAGAAGGACACGAACGCAAAGGCGAGTGGTTCAAGATAGACAGGGAGAAGGCACTTGAATTGTTGGCACTGTGGTTTTAACTTGACATGGGGCGGTGACCATGACACGGATGATGATCCAGATCATATCATGGTTACAAATTTAAGCTGTGGTAATTGTGGCTCGTTCGTTTTAGTTTATTTACCTAGAGAAGAAGATGATACAGATCAAGATAACGCCTGATATCCTTGCTCGTGCCAAAAAGAAAGCTGCCTCTGTAGGTAACTTACAGGGCAGCATCACGGGCAGTCTCAGTAATGTCGTAGGGGCAATTGGGGAAATAGTCGTTGAGGATTA